AGAGGTGAGAAAAGTGGAAAGTAAAGAATTTGAAAAAGCAGAATTAGTAAATTTTAACCCAGAGAAAGCATTAACGCTATTAGCTAAAATACTGGCTGCGCAAGAAGGTGTAAAGATAAGCGTTAAAGTTGAGGAGAAACAACTGGCATAGCGCGAAAGGAGAAAAAAACAATTGAGTATAATACCTGATTGCATAACAGAATCCGCCCTTGCGGCGGACAGGGCGACGGAGCAGGAATGGCAAAAGCATAAAGAAGATATCCGCCGCTTCGAAAACAAGATTATCGGCGTATGTGTCGTGGCGTTGATTATAATTTGGGTTCTTGAAATAGGAGTGAAGCATATATGAAATATCGTTTAGTAGAACCAGCGGACGATATCCGCACAAGATCCGGAAAGCGATATGTAGCGCCTACATATCGCACGGTTGGAGAAGTATTAAAAAACAAGAAGGAGATCCGAAGTACAAATGATTTTTTTGGACGGCCGTCGTATAAACCACATATTCAAATGAAATGAGGCGATTAAATGGAAATAGAAATGGACGGCGAGGGAATTATAAAAGATGAATACGGAGAAATAATAGCTGTGGCTAATACTATCGTTGTTAATATTTCCAATCGGTTTCAAAAAGTTGCGGAATTATTTCAAGAGTTAGACGTTCCCGGGGAGCATAAAGAGGCCATAGGGAATCCCTACGACTGGTGGTGTTCACACCACAAACACCCAAAAGAACGATTCCGCATTCATAAAATAATCAACATCGTTTCTAGAATGCGCCAGAAAATTATCAATAGTTGGCATTATATTTTGGAAGAAATCACTAAAGAAGGAGACGAACTAGATGCAGTGGGTAAACGTTATAGACGAATTGCCGCCAGCGGTACATGTAGAAGAAAATAATTTCGGGTTAAGCAACGCTGATCGAGAAATTCTGTTTAAAAATTCCAAAGGGGAAAAATTCATCGGGTATTTCATCGAAGCTAATACCATTCTTAATAGTAATGATGAATTTTTACAGGAAGGATTCTGGGCTAAAAGTCCGTGCGATGATGAAATTTACTGCAAGGCAGACATAACGCATTGGACGCCAATCGCTCAATCATAAGAGGAGATGAAAGAAATGTATGAAGACCGGCAAACGATAATAGATCGGGAAAGTATACGTAATGCAACTATGATTGGATTATCCCGCGGTTGCGGGATAAAGCCACCGAAATGGACAAATGATAATTATATAGCAGCGCAGATGAAAATTACGCCCCGCAAAAAAAGAAAGAAACCAATCATGGTGAGAATAGACAGAGCAATGCTGATAGGTGGTGCAACGGCATTAGGAATTTTGGCATTAGAAAGCATCCTAGGAATTTTGTTTTGGTAAAAGGGGACAATAACATGAAAATAAAAGAATTTACGATTAAAGATATGACATTATTACCGGCGAAAAAAGGAACGTGTCCGATCTGCGCAACGAAGCACGAACCCAATGAACCGCATAATCAGCAATCCTTATTTTACCAAGTAAAATTTTTCAAAGAAAATGGACGGTATCCCACATGGGAAGATGCGATGGCTCATTGTTCAGAAGAAATGAAAAATTTCTGGATCGAGGCACTAAGAAAGCACGGAATTACAATAAAAAAGCAGGGGGATACAGCTGAATGAGAATGATTTATGTAAGTCATCCGTACGGAGGATTGAAAGAAAACGAAGAATCAGCAGACGCAATAACAGGGAAATTAGCAAAAATATTTCCGGATATGGTATTTGTTTCACCGATCCACGCAGTGAGAAGTGATTACAAGATGACGCCATACAAGCAAGGACTGCTGCAGACAATTGAAATCCTAAAGCGAAGCGATGCAATATTCATGTCTCCGGGGTGGCGAAAAAGCACGGGCTGTATAACGGAAGAAAAATATGCTCGGCATAGAAAAATAGCAATATTACACAATGGAGCAGAAGTAATGGACTGGTACTGGCATAGAATAAAAAACTTTCAAGAAAAAATAATACGGAGGTTTTGAAATGATGGAGAAAAACGGACTAAAACAAACAAACGTCATAGAAATGACAGAAAAAATGATAAGCACGGGAGCAGCAGATGTATTGTGTGAACGATATATTCAAACCGTGAAATACAGCAAGGAACATGATGCGCAGTGGGTAGAAGCAGCTCAATTAGTAGAAGCGGCTATGTGCTATGCAATGGCAGCGCTGGAAAATGAACCAGAAAAAAAGCCAACTCCATTGTCATGGCCATGGACAGAAAAAGATTGGAAGCCGGAGGAACGTCGACGGGATCTAGTGAAAGCCGCAGCATTATTAATTGCGGAAATAGATCGGATAGATGAAGCTGAAAAAAGAAGTAATGAGCGGAGATGATGATATGCTGACATGCCATATTTGTAAAAAAGAAACGAATAGTTTTATCCACTGCCCAAAATATCCAGGGCAGATGATCTGCCAGAATCATTGCCAGACATGTGCCTATTGGGCCGGAAAACAAACATGGACATGTCTATATTATGTAAAAACAAACCCACGCACAAAAGCGGAAAAGACAGTAGAAAAATTCCGCAGCGGATTAGAAAAAGTGGACAAAAAAATAGCCCTGTCAAAAATGACAAGGCCTGAGGAGAAAAAAGCCAAATTCTAAATTATTGGAAGTAATTTAGAATTGTATAATGCTGTTTTTCTATATTTTTATTATATCAAAAAACATAGAAAAAATAAAGGGCCGATGCCCTTTTTACCTTGATTTAAATGTATTAATTATACGACATTTCGGGAGAATTATTATGTCAAATTATATATGTGAAACAGTCATCGCAGGAGACGTGATTGAAAAGAAAAAATACTTTGCTCCGCGGTGTCCAGGAATGAAATTGCAGCGAAGAAAGAACGAAAAAAAAACTTCCGATGAGCAATGGGTGATAAACGAGAAGAGAAGCATTAAAAATTTGTATTATTTAATCTTAACAAATTTTAAAAGAGAGGACATTCGGCTGGATTTGACGTATCGAGAGCCGGAGCCGACACCGGAAGAAGCAAAAGAACATTTTAACAAATTTCTCCGAAAAGTAAGAGGAATATATAAAAAGTTGGGACATGCGCTGAAATGGATCGCTACCACAGAACATGACGGGCATCGCATACATCATCATATTCTGCTGAATAACGTAGGGCTGACCAGAGCCGATTATGACAAATTGTGGCCATATTCTAAATTAAGCTATAAATCCTTCCGATATTATGACGGCGAAGCGGAAGATGCCGATAGAGTATCTAAATATCTGGTAAAAGAAACGCGGGAAACATTCTGCAAAGCAGACGCGATTCAAAAAAGGCGATGGACATCCAGCAGAAATTTAAAGAAGCCGATCATAAAAAAAGAAATTATCCAAAGCAAGAAATGGACAGACAGGCCGAAAGCCATTAAGGGATATTATGTACAGCAGCCGATAAAATCAGGATATACACCATACGGATACCCGTATCAATGGTATCGCATGATTCGAATACGAGAGGGTGAGGAGAGTGAGACCCATAAGAAGAAAAGACGAGCAGTATCAAGTAAAAAAAAATCCGCTTAAATTTCAAGATGTCTTAACGGGACGGGAAAACACACTATTTGTGAACGGAGAATGCTTTCGGAAAGATGAATTGATCAGATTCATCGAATTAGATCAGAAGAAAAAACGGACAGGCCGAGAATGCTTCTGCCGCGTAGAGCATGTTTACGGAAATCGAATAGTGAAATACAGGAGAGTGAGAACAACAGATGTATATACCGAAAAATAAACGGGTACGGCTGAAGGGAAAAAAGTTAAAAGCATTAAATCACGAAATTCACGTACGAGATCATTACAGATGTGGAATATGTGGACAGGAAATTGAAGAAGGAGAAAAATTTCATCATGAGCCATGCGGTATATACAAAAGTGATGAAATAAACAAAGGGATGCTGCTATGCGGGAAATGCCATTATAAACGACATTTTACCGGGTTAGCGGAAATAATAAAAGAAAAATGCATTCAATATCTCCGAGGAATATACGGAGACGAAGGAGCAAAAAAAGAATAGAAAGGAAGAAAAATATGGAAAATTTATCATTGGATGCGCAGTTATTTGTAAAAACGTTTATTCAGACAAAACGGATTCGGGAAGTAGTTAATGAAATAGCGTTAATTTCGCATATCAAAGAATACGGCTGCGAACGATTTTACATTATTCCGTTCCGAAAGAAATGGGGAAAAACAATTTTATCACTAAGCTGCAGATCTGTAAGCGATGAGATATGGGAGCTGGCAAAAGTAGTAGATGGGAAAGTAGAAACAGAAACAATACGCAGGGATTTATTAAAAGAGCAGGCCATAAACGGTGTATGGAAATTTTTAGAAACCGGGGAATGGGAGGAATTGTAATGGAAGAAATTATTGCAAGACTGGAAGCGGAAATGGAAGAATCGACAACAGAATACGTGGCAACTATTGGGAAAATTGCAATTAGTCACATAAAAACATGCCAATCTGATGCATTCCGAGTTACGCCGGACAAAACATTGCAGGGATGTTTTGAATTTATGATGGAACGTGCGCGAAAAAATCAGAATAGTGGATGCGGCGTAACGAGTGATGCAGACGTATTTGATTATTTTGGATTTGCTGGAGCAATCCAGAAACCGCAAGCAGATGCGGATATCAAACCGGCAAACATTAATATAGCAGATTTATTTGATTAGGGGTGTGAGCATGGAAAATATACCGACCGCAAAAGAGGTTATTTCGCATTTTCATTCGCTGGATCCAACGGCGGACCAAAAAAAGAAAATAAATAAAGAATTGCTGAAGGATCAATACATTTTCGTGACGCACGGAAAAGAAGCAATCGCGGATCATATTAAATTCAATCAGAAACACGGACGACCGGTGGAGTCACATATCACAACAAAAGATAGAATTGGCCATTGCACGCATTGTCATCACGAATTTGTTTTGCCGAAAGATTGGAGATTATCAATATTTTGGGACAGCAAAAAAATGAGCGTACGAAAAATGAAAGAAGAAAAGAAAAAATGCCCAATATGCGGCGGAATGATGTGGGTGGATTCTGCATACAGAAGTTTGCAGCATAAGGCGATAAAAATGTATGTCATTACGTTTAGGGGATCCATAAAAGACCCAGATGTGATCGTAGGAATCGGACATCTGGTTGTCCGAAATATTGATGGCGGATATAAAACATGCGAAACATTATATTATCCTGTCACACTGTATTATTTCAAAAAAGGTCAGCAAGCAATAATGTACCGCAGAGATGCATATTATGACCACAATATACATCGGTTTGGCAAATGGATGAATTGGTGGAGAATGGAAGGGGACACAGGAGAAGATGGCGTTGGGTCTCCGTGGGGACAGCAAAAATCAATAAGCACATTAACGACGAAATGGTGGAATAGAGGGTATGTTGCAAAATGGGACGCGAGAACCTTTGCAGCTGTCATGAAGAAAAAATCATTTAAGTATTCCGGGATTGAAAAAATAATAAAGGCACAGAATGATGAATGGCTGGATTTAAATGAATCACTGGCATTTTTAAAAACATATTGCCGTTACCCACACATTGAATTATTGATTAAAAACGGAATGATAAATATCGCAATGGATAAAATATTTCATCAGACGATGTGTTCTACAGAACCATGTGTTTGTTGGAGAACAAAAAACAAGAAAAAATTCCTACGCTTCACGCTGACGAAGCAAGACAAACTATATATGAAAGAACACGGGCCGGTAGGAACACCAGCATTTAATGCACTGGCAATTGCACAGCAGGAGCATCAATGTTTAACGTTACAGGAAGCGGATGAATTCCAGAAAAAGAAATATTTCTATGGAACAGATATAAAAAAGAAAAGCATCCCGAACATACACAAGTTATTGCTGTATGAAAAAAAACAAAACAAGAAAGGAAAAAATGTAGTTAGTGATTATTTTGATTATATCGAAGAATGCAGGGATCTAAATTACGATTTGACAGATAAGGGAATTGCATGGCCGAAGGATTTTTACAAAGCGCATGCTGCCACATCTAAATTGATCAGAGAAAAAGCAGAAGAAATAGAACGGGAAAAACAGCGGATATGGGATATGGAAGAAAAGGAAAGAAAACAGACGTATGCAGAAAAAATGAAAAAACACTGCAAAAAATTTAAATACCTGTGTTTTGAAACGAATAAGTTCTTTATCCGGCTGGCAGAGTCGCCGGATGAACTGATTGCGGAAGGAGCCGCGAATCACAGTTGCGTAGGGGGATATGTAGAAAGATACGCAATGGGAAGAACTTTAATTTTATTTATCCGCGAAAAAGAACAACCGAATCAACCGTTTTATACAATGGAAGTAGATCCAAAAAGATTTGAAATTGTTCAATGTAGAAAAAAATTCAACGATATAGCACCGAAAGATTCAGATGTGGAAAAGTTTATCGAATTATACCAGCGGGTCGTTTTAAACCCAGCTAAAACAAAAGGAGCGAAAACAGCATGAATGATGTCATAGATATTCAATCAACAGCAACAGAAATACGGACAGCGGAAGTAGTGGCTACAGAAATCAATTGTATTAAGCGGCAGACACAAAAAATAATGTTATCCTCATCTATCGAAATCGGCCGGAGATTAGCCGAAGCAAAAAGTCTGGTAGATCATGGACATTGGGGAGAATGGTTGCAGCAGAACGTAAACTATTCCGACCGGACGGCACAAAATCTAATTAAGATATTCGAACAATACGGAGATAAAGGAATGGATCCGTTGTTTGGGGAAAGTCCAGAAGAATTTCAAGAACTGTCATATACGCAAGCGATTGCGTTGTTATCTATACCGACACTGGACGAACGCGAAGCCTTCGTAAAAGAACATGACGTACAGGAAATGAGTACGCGGGAATTGCAGGAAGCCATAAAAGCCCGGAAGGAAGCGGAAGACGAAGCAGAAAAGTTAAAAATATCATTAGATTGCCAAAAAGACAATTTAGAAAATATGCAAAATGAAGCAAAAGAAAAGCTGAAGAAAGAAAAAGAAAAAATAAAACAGTTGAATCATGAAATCGAGACATGGAAAGAAAAGTCAGAAAATAAAGAATCCGAAGCCGCAGTCAAAGAAGCACAGGAGAAAATAGAACAATTGCAGCAGCAGTTGCAGGAAGAAAGAAAAAAGGAAGCAGAACGGATGGAAAAAATGCAGCTGGAAATAGAAACTGCAAAGAAAGCGGCGTCGGATACTGACTTACAAGTGTTTACAGCGGACCTGGATGCGGTGCAGCATTCATTCAACCGCATGATAGAACATATACAAGTCATCCACGATCCGGAAAAACGGGATAAATTCAAAGGCGCTGCCAAAAAATTATTAGATAAATTAAGACAGTCGCTATAAAGGAGAATAAACATGGATAAAATAACGGATCAGCAAGCAAAAGAAGCATACGAAACAGCAGAGCAATATTGCAAAGAACATCCGGATTGCACCGGATGCGTATTAAGCATTCAAAACAGCTCCGATCCAGACGATAATGATTGCCTACTGGACCGAATCGGATAGCCAGGAGGAGAAAATGGGAAAATCAATCAACGAACTGAATGATATATTATTCGATCAATTGCAGCGGTTAAACAGCAAAGGAATGAAAGAAGAAGAATTAGAAAAAGAAATAAAACGCAGCAAAGCCATTACAGATGTAGCAAAAAATATTATTGAAAATGCAGATCTGGCGCTACGGGCATCTATTGCCCAGGACAACAAATTATCATGGCAATCTAGCCAAAGCCTACCACCCATGCTGACGGGAGGAACAGAAAAGGATGAAAAAAAGATTGCTAAATAAAGAACAGGGAAAATTCTTAAAAAGCATTTCAGCAGGAAAATCAGTAACAGAAATTGCAGAAAAAATAAATAAAAAATTTGGACTACGCTTAACGTCTATCCAAGTAAGGAACTATAAAGCACGTAACAAAATAAAAAGCGGAAGGATAAAGTATCAAAAAGCAAAGTTGGTAACGAAAAAGGAAGAAAATTATATTAAAAAAATAGTCGCTGGAAAATCCAACGAAGAGGTAGCGAAGCTAGTTAATTTAAAATTCGGAAAGGATCTAACGACAGAGCAAATAAAAGGAATAAAAGGAAGAAACCGATGGAGCAGCGGATTGACAGGACGATTCGAAAAAGGATCAGTTCCAGCAAACAAAGGGAAGAAGTTTCCCGGAACCGGAAATAGGACAACATTTAGAAAAGGACATATATCATCAAAACACAGAGAAGTAGGAGAGGAAAGAATAAATAAAGACGGTTATGTTGAAATAAAAATAGCCGAACCCAATAGATGGGAGCCAAAACACCGGATAATATGGGAAAAAGAAAACGGGCCAATACCAAGAGGAAATTTGCTTATTTTCTTAGATCAGAATAAGCAAAACATACGATTAGACAATTTGATGTTAATAACAAAAGAAGAAAATGCAAGAATAAATCAAAACCATTTACGCGCAACAGATAAAGAAATGACAAAGGCAGGAGTAAACATAGCTAAAATATTTGTAGCAATCGGCAGGAGGAAAAATAAAAGATGACATGTGTGATAGGATTTAGAACAAATAATAATATTATCATGAGTTGCGATACGCAAGGATCAAATGGGTACACAAAAGAAAATATTACCTACGAGAATTGTAAAATAATTAAACGGCAAGGGCTGCTATTTGGGATCGCCGGAAGTTTTGTATTATCTGATTTAATCAGATATCATCTTCACATTCCGGCGTGGGATGATCAAAAATACGGGCAATTAGCCTACGTTCATAAAATGTTAATGCCTTCCATTAAAAGTTGTTTTAGAGAGAATAATTTTTTAGAAATTTCTGATAACGTTTGCGATATGGAAGGAAGCATAATATTAGGAATGCCAGGAAGGTCCAAAGAAGAACGACCCAAATTATTAAAAATTCAATCCGACTTTAGCTGTCTAGAAATAGAGAATGATTATTGCGCAATAGGGATAGGAGAATTGGCGGCTCTAGGATCAATATTTGGATACGCTCCTGATCGGCAAGACGAAACAGAAATTCAAAAATGTTTAATGACCGCACAAAATGCAGCTAATTTTTTCAACGTAGGAGTAAGCGAAGAAATTGTAATAAAAACGTTAAAAAATAGCGATGATTATTTGGGATACAAAGAGGAGGAATAAAAAATGAAACAGGAAAATCAATCACAATATCGGAACCAAGCAAGACATCATGATGATATAAACACAGATAACTATGCCCCGGGAGAAGTAAAAATAACAAAGGTACCGCCGGAAAAATTAGACGAATATCTAGGGGAAACAGAAAAGAAGCACAAAGGCAGACCAAAGAGACAGCAACCTTTAATTAATCCTCAGGAAGATGGAACAATTGCAGGGCCGGCTGATAAAAAAGAAAACCCGGCTATAACGGTTTTAGAAATTGCAGAAAAAGTATTCGGAAATCCGGAAGGGAAGAAAGAAGAAAGCGTGTTAGATCATTATAATTTTGATTTTTGTTATGCAGGAGAGGATGAGCATCGAAGCATACCGAGATTTACGATAAATAATAAAGGGACTACGGCATACATCAATATGGCCGCATTTTCTGAAATAAAGAAATTATGCTCTATATCCCACAGGGCAAAAATAGGAATTGATTTTAAGAACAAAGCAATAATTATTATTCCGGTATCAGATTTCGAAGAAGCGGAAAATTGCATACCATTAAACGGAAATTCAAAATCAAGAAGAATAACAATAAAATTAAAAATAACGGCAAAGAAAAAAATGCATAAACTGGGAATGATTAGAGCCGATGGAGAAATAGTTGAAGGAAAGATGTTGTTTAAATTTTAAAAAGGAGAAAAGTGATGATTAATTACAACGATCCAATTTATATACTGGTAAAGATATTTGAAAATATACATCCGGACGATTCGCCGCTTTGGATTGATTTAATCACATTTGCGGCGTTTCAGTCCAAGGAACTCGCAGAGATGCTGCAGTATTTACGCGGCACTGGTTGTGTATTAGTCCCGCATCCATCGTTTGGTTACATCATTAAACCGGTGATTGGTGATAACGGCTGGCATTCGCAGGAAGAATATGACCGGGAAAAAATTTGTTTAAACCAATATAGTGAGGTATTGATGATTTTGTTGAAACGGTTAAAACCAGCGGGGAATAATGCGGTGGGGAATAATAAACCGGCAATAAATAATATACCGCCGCCAATGCCGACGTTTAAACAAGGGAATTTAAGTTATTGAATGTATTCAAATTAAGGATGGTGATTGATATGTGGATAAAGGCGCAAGACGGAAGTCTAATTAACAGCGATAATGTGTCAGTAATTAATGTATATCAAAATAAAGTATTTGCCACTATAGGTTATGACCCATTGGAGCATGATTACTTAGTGATAGAATTAGGGTATTATGAGAAATCAGATGCAGAAAAAGTTAAGACTGTATTATATTGTGCATTGGCTGAACAGTATAAACCATTTACAATGCCACCAGATGGATTGAAAGAATGGAACTCTATCCCAATCAGCAAAGGCGGTGAATAGGATGCACTATCTAAATTACACCTTTTGTAATCGTAAAGACTGCCGTAAATACCGGATATGTGGAGTATCCGTAGCGGCAGTGGGGATGTGGAAAAAAGACAGCAAAAGGACGGCTGATGATTCACCGATCGAGGCTGAGCCGATTAATTGTGAAAGATATGAAAAGGGGCCGTGGATATGAAAGAATTAAAAAATATTACTGATGAAGTTTTAAATATGTTTGACATATCTGATATATCGAAATTAAGTAATGAATTAATGGAATGCGTATTATGTTTAAAGAAAGATAAATATATAAAATATTGTGAAATTGTTGAAAATGACTTATCGATAGATTATTTAAAAAAAATATATCAATATTATCAAGCTGATCGTAAAAATTTAAAACAAGATTATACACCTATATCATTATCTACTTTAATATCAAAATTTTCAGAACAAAATAATGTATCTGAAGTATATGATATGTGTGCAGGTACCGGAGAACTGACAATTCAGCAGTGGGTGGAAAATCATTCAATTATTGTTGATTGTCAAGAAATAGATGAAAATGTTATCCCTTATCTTTTATTTAATTTATCCGTGCGGAATATACAAGGAGTTGTAAGACATATGGATATTTTATCTAATGATATTTTTAATGTTTATATTTTAAAGAAAGGTGATCAATTTGCGACTGTGCATAAGCAACCCTCCCTATAATCTAAAATGGAAGCATCCTACTTTTAGTGAATTAGACCCTAGATTTACAGTATTACCCAAAGAAAATAATGCTAATCATGCTTTTATCCAGCTGGCTATTAACCAAGCAGATATGGCAGTTTTAATTCTTCCGAACTGCATTTTACATCCTAGCGATAAAAATGATTTACAATGTATAAAAAATTTGGTCAATAAAAATTTAATAGATGCTATTGTGATGTGCCCCGATTCAATGTTTACTTCTACAAGTATTCCAGTTTGCTTACTTTTTCTGAATAGGCATAAAAAGAATGAAACCATTGAAATGGTGGATATGAGACATTATTATGCATTAGAAACACGGGAACAAAAAGGACAGTACGGGGGTAAATCCCATGAGGGAAGAATATATAAAAAACAATTCAAAATATTTAATCAAGAGCATATAGATTTTATACTTGACTGCATAAAAAACAGGAAAAAAAATATTAATCAAAGTACTCCTGTTAATTTAAATCAAATAGTTGACAATCAGTATGATTTATCACCATCACGGTATTTGATTATAGATGAACATAAAAATAATCATAGACCATACGAGGATATAGTGAATGATCTAAATTATATTATTGGAAGGAGAAATTTATGTAAATTAACCATCAACGAAACACTTGCTAAAAATATTGGATTGTATTTTGTAGAAAATATTGATATGTCGGAAATAAATACTCTTCTGGAAAAAATTTGTAATAAAAAAATAGAAAAAGATAATCATATTATATTTACAAAAAGCGCTATTTTAAAATTTGAAAACCAAGGAACAAAAGAGGTAAGTCCAATATTAATGATGATTATTTCCGGATACAAACAATATTTATATGAAAAAAACATAGAAAAAAACAGGTTGTTAATAGAATTACGAGATGCAATGTTACCAGAATTAATGAATGGAAATATTAAAATATAAATTACCGATATGGAAGGAGATGCGTAATATGGAAAAATTATCGATAAAAGGACAGCTGCGGCTAATAAGAGATGAATGTCCGGATATATGGGAGAGAATAATAAACGATGAATGCGTAATTGATCTTGGATTGTTAAACGGAACTTGCAATGGCAAAAGCTGCCGCGAGTGTTGGAAACAAAGATTGGATGGTGATAAAAATGATACAGTTTATAACAAAGGAACAGCATGAACAAATTCATAAACGTGGAGAAATAAAAATTGACTATGGGCCGCTAGCTCCGTCAATTAAAATGCAACTTGAACAATATGGATTTACATTAGACTGGATAGGGGATAAATGTTTTATCAGAATAAAAGAGGCCATTGAAATATTAGATACGCAAAAGCTAATAACAAATGATCAAAAAATGGAGATTTGTGAAAAGCGAATAGCCTTTTACAAAACATAGTCAGGAGATAAACAATATGGATAAAAACGGATGGAAAGATTTATTGGGGAATAACGCAACACGGATGATTAGAAACCATTGCATAAAAAAGTTTGGGAAAGAAGCCAAGGAATGTCCCATGAAAATAGGAAAACGCTGCAGACCAAAAAAATGCAAACAAGCATGGGAAGATCATGAATTTTGTTGTGAGGAATTAGCCTTAAGTGCACACGACTTAGCCTATATGTCGCTAACATATGATTTTGCGGATAAAGGATATAGCAAAAAATACAAACGCAAGCAATCAGGGAAATTAAGGATAAGACAGACGATTAAAGCGTATGAAATGATGCATATCTGGTGGAGTGGATTTTGTTTGAAATGCAAAATAAAAGAAAACGAGTGGTGCAGTCAAACAACAAACAAGGGAACTACATATAATCCAATATGTAGACATCCGAAACGAATTGCATTAGTACAGGAGCGGCAGAATGGATAAAGTAAAGACGGAAGACATACGCATTGCGTTAAGAAAAAGGTATTGCCAGCCGGAATATTCACTGTGCGAAGAAGTAGAAACAGATCATGGACGACGCGCGGACGCAATGGCCATTAATATGTGGCCAAGCCGGAAAAATGCGGTAATTGGCTTCGAGATTAAAATCTCTCGAAGTGATTTAAAACGGGAGCTGCAATCAGGAGCGAAAGCTGAAGCATCAGCGAAATATTGCAACTACTGGATGTTGGTGGTACCAAAGGGGCTCATAAACGAAAGTATTATAATTCCCGAAAATTGGGGAATAATGGAATACGCGAACAAAGTATTACGCATTATTCATCAGCCGGAGCACAAAGAGGCAATAATGACCGCAGAGATAGCGGCATCGTTGATGCGGGCGAAAGAACGCGATATTCCCAACATAGCAGGAGATATGGCACGATCGGAAATAGAAAGAATAGAAAAAAGATTTGAAGCACATAAAGAAAGGATAAGAGATGAGCTATTAGAAGAGATGGATGGAAAAGAAGAAGAATATTTATTGTTCAAACAAGCAATAAAAGAATCCAGATCAGAATGGCGCGTAGGCTGTATGAAAAAAGAAGAGATTATTTCTATGATCAAGCTGTACATAAACAAAGAAAAATTAATAGGAAGTAATTATTATGGGCTAAAAAGTATACAAAACGATTTGAACAAAGATGTGGAAAAGATTAATGAACATATTGACGCTATTACAAAAATTGTAGGAGAAGGGAAGGAAGGAGACTGCAATGGGTAAATTAAAAGAAAAACCCTGCAAAGGTTGCCCGTGCAATACATGCGGTGACGAGAATTGTAAAAAGAAATCATGTTCATTTTGTAATAAGAATGGACGCGGACAATATTTCCCAGCCACAGATTGTTATCCACGACCTGGATGCGGAAGTAAAAAAGACAAATAAACGCTAAGGAAATTGAGGTGACTATATGAGTGTAGATATTGTAATTCCTACTTTTAACACAAGACAATTAACTGAAAAGTGTATAACATCAATTATGAAATATGAACCAAAAGCAAATATATATATTATAGATAACGATTCTAATGATGATAGTGAAAGCCGGCTTCCCAGGTATCCCATTCAGTATTTGCGACAAAATAAAAATTTTGGATATGGAAAAGCTTGTAATATCGGCATTCGAAAAGGAAAAGGAGAGTATATTTTAATTTTGAATTCTGATACAGAATTAATATCTCCGTGTTTAGAAAAAATGATTCAAGTATTTAAATCCGATAAAAACATAGGAATCGTGGGACCAAAATTAATTAATTCTACGAATCGAATTGTCGGATGCGGTGTAGTAGGAACGAATGCTAAACCAAAAATTAGAGGATGGTTGGAACCCAATACAACTATGAAATACAATACACAAATGGAATGCGTTTCGGTATGTGGTGCAGCAATGATGCTAAAACGAGATAATATTTCAAAACTGGGATTGTTTGATGAACGATATTTTTTCTACTTCGAAGAAACTGATTTATGTTATCATGCACGTGAATTAGGCTATAAAGTCATATATACGCCTGCGGTGACAATCATGCATCGTCACAAGGGGAGTTGTAATAACAATAAATTGCTTAAAAAATATTTTTCAGAGAGCAAGGAAATATTTGATACTAAATTTAAACATATGATGACAGATAGGAGAATATATCAATGAGCAAATTAACGTTAATGATTATTGCAAAAAACGAAGAAAAACGATATCTAAAAGAAATGCTAGAGCATGCCTCATCTTATGTGGATGAGATTGTAGCGATGGACGATAATTCAAATGATGGCACATATGATATCTTGGCAGATAATCCAAAAACCATTCGAATAATTAGAAACACAACAGATCAGTTTACAACCAATGAATCCGTTCCGCGATATCATTTATTTTTAGAGACAAGTAAGACAAATCCGGATTGGATTATTGCGTTAGACTCTGACGAAATCATGGAAGATAAATTTGGAGAAAATATACATGATATATTAGATCATGCGGGTAATAATCAATGGTTTAGTATCGAATTTTATCACTTTTGGAATTCTCGTGTAAAATATCGAGTGGATAAATTATGGAAACCGTCAAGAGGCATTCGAATATTTAAATACAATCCAATTCGGGAATATATATGGCTGGATCAATCTCTGCATTGCGGATCCATACCTCGAAATATTATTCATGATATCGGAACGTATAGCGGATATCGTGTCAAACATTTGGGCTACGCAGGAAATAGTAAAGAAATTGAGCGGAAATACAATTTTTATATTCAGCAGGATCCAAAAGGAAAAATGTGTCCATTATCACATTATCAATCTATGTTAGATCCTAATCCTGTTTTACAAATGTGGAAGGAGTAAACCATGAATCCTAAAATACTTATTGGTTGCCCAGTACGAAATCGCTCATGGGTGCTGCCAACTTTTTTAGAACGATTAGCCGCTATTAAATATGAAAATAAACAATTTATGTTTATGGAAAATAATAGCAAAGATAATACCTATGATATATTACATGATTTTTTTAGTCATGTAGATGGAGTTACGCTGTGTCGTTTTACTAGTCATCAAGAAGAAAATATTCCATCGGAAGATAGGATTGGGTATAAAACAAATCAATATGCATATCTTGCTGACATACGAAATAAATTTATGCAACATGTTTTGCGTTTAAATTGGGGAGAATATCTGTTAAGCATAGATTCAGATATTTTAGTGCCATCTGATAGTATTAGTCAGTTGCTCGATATTTACCAGTCATTTCCGAGGAATAAACGAAAATGGATTATATCCGGAGCTGTTATATCTAATGATCCTAAAATAACAGAAATAACGGGGAAATCACGAACTAATTTCATGAACAAACGAAACAATTTATACGTGCATCCAATTCAATATCCACTGGAAGGATGGCATCAGGTAGATATGGTGGGAGCTGTTCATCTTATTCCCATTCCATTAATTCAATATATGTTTGATATGTATGGAGGTTTTTATTTTCCGGATAAGCAAGGTGAAGATCTCGGGTTTGCACATCGAGCACCAAAAGAAACAGGATGGTATGTAAATATGGATTGTCGATGTCAGCATATAATGACCAAAGCGATGCTTAAAAAGTGAGGTGATCTATATTGCATTACAACGATTTTGTAGAAACAATTAAAAATTATTTACGTCACTATAACGAATGGAAAACGTATATAGAAAATCTAAGACAACAAATAATAGATACAGAAAATCTTATTCGAGAACCGGCAGCACCACAAATACCGCATCTATCGCATACACCCATTTCTAATAGTAACAATGATACACAGCAGGACCGTGAAATTAAAAAAAAATATAGAGAGATAGAAGATTTGGCACTATTGCAGGATGACCTGCATAGAATTGAAAGTCTCATCAATGCGCTGGATAAGTCGTTAAAAAATCTTTCAGAAAATGAAAAAAAATTAATTATGTGGCGGTGGGCAGATCATCATCCGTGGAAAGAAATTGCGCCGCTCATGAATATGTCTATTCGAAATTGCATATATAAAAATAACGAAGCAATGGATAAAATAGCAAATGCAATGTTCGGACCAGAATCCACACCGATAGGGAAAGAATTGGTGTTTTATAAAATGGTGAAATAAATTGTTTGCACATTCTTTGCACACAATTCGGTAAAAACCATGATATACTAATAGTGTGAAAATATGGTTGAATCTGTATTTTCTAGCAAACACAAACAGCGCATATCTCGAAGAAGGGAATGCGACTGCGCGGGTATGCGATAGTTATTAAAAAAGCACTCAGTAATGGGTGCTTTTTAATGTTGAAAAGCAGGTGATAGGTATGATCGAATGTGATAATATGCGTTGCCGATTTAATAAAAATGGGATGTGCACTATTACGCATCTTATTATAGAAGAAGAGCATTGTGTGTGCTTTAAACTTAAGCATCATCGACAGAAAAAGACAAACCAGACCGATATAAATCATGAACCAGTACGGTATGGATCAAGGAATAGAGTATTAAAATGAGGTGATGATATGCCGAGACCACGAAGCCCGAACCGTAAGAAGGCACATGAGTTATGGCTGTCGTCTGGCGGCAAAATGAGCAATATAGAAATAGGAAAGTTGCTAGGAGTTTCAGCTGATTTGATTAGTAAATGGAAACGTCAGGACAACTGGGATCAAAAACGACCAAAAAAAACGACCAAAGAAAAATGCAAAAAAAAGAACTCAAAGGAAGAAAAAGAGAAAAAGGAAAAAGATGACTTTGCGGAAGAAGACGCACAAAAACAAGCACAATCTTTTCACGTGCTATATGAAGATTTATTAAATAATAAACAACGACTTTTTTGCATTTATTACATTCATTCATTTAATGCAACGCTCTCGTACAAAAGAGCATATAAATGTGAATATCAAACGGCGGCAAGCGAAGGGTCTAGATTGTTAAATAATCCCAGAATACGACAATATATCGAACAACTGAAAGAAACGAAGTATCAAACAATGATGGTTACTGGGTTAGATGTAGTTGAATTATACATGCGGATCGCATTTGCGAATATTAATCAGCATATTATCGTAAAGGACAATCATGTAGTTATTGCCAACAGCGATGATATAGATGGACAAATCGTGCAGGAAATTAAAGAAACACAAAATGGATTGAGTATAAAATTAAACGATAGGATGAGAGCATTACAATGGTTATCCGACTATTTCGAACTCAATCCAAAAGACCGTCATAAAAAAGATTATGATAATAAAATGGCAGATTTAAAAGAACAAACGATTAAAGCAAAGGAGTGGGACTAATGGCGGCACCATGGGCAATTGCATTTTATAATTCAAAAGCATGGAAACGATTACGGATGGCATTAATACTAGAACGCGGTGCAGTCTGTTCCCATTGCCATGCAGATATGTCGACAATGCCTAATCTATTAATTGCACATCATACAAAAGAATTAACAGAAGAAAATATTTTAGATCCGACCATTGCGTTAAATCCAGAACTAATTGATTTGATTTGTCTGGATTGTCACAATAAAGAACATAATCGGTTTAGTCGTGATGGCATTGAAAAGAAGGTATATATCGTTTGGGGTCCACCGTGTAGCGGTAAAACATCGATGGTGTTGCAGTCTATGGAACGTGGAGATCTTATCATTGATATAGATCGAATATGGTGGGCATTAAGCGCATTATCTATGTATGATAAACCAAATCGCATTAAACAAAATGTGTTTGGTGTTCACCGAGAATTAATAAATCAAGTAAAGCAGCGCGTGGGACATTGGGAAACAGCATGGATAATTGGCGGGTTTCCATATCAGTCGGAACGGGAAAGACTGGTTACAGAACTAGGAGCTGTATTGCTATACTGCGAACGTGACAAAGAAGAATGTAAATCGATCGCACGGATGGAACGGGGAGTGCAAAGTGCGGCGTGGGTAAAATATATTGATGATTGGTTCGCTATTACCGGGTCGAAGGCCCCCCCAGGGTAAAATAGTGAATTTCAAATCGCTAAGACTGTTATGGGGACATCTTTGTTTTAAAATTGTGATTTTCGACTTTTTTAAAAATTCAATTGAATGGGCGTTCGTTCAGAACGAGAATTGAAAAAGGAATCAAAAGAACGTACAGAATAGCATAATCGAGGGAAGGAGTGTATAAGATGACGGAAGATACACAGGAAAAAATAAAAAAAGAATATGATAGGCTACTTTCTTTATTTGGAGATTGTCAAGATACACAAATAGAACTTGTTACCGGTCTTATTACCGAAGCAGCCAGAATAAAAATTGAATTAGATGATATGCATCTGCTTATTGCACAATGTGGAACTATTCAATATGATAAAAAAAATCCACTGCATCAACGAGAATTACCCATTTCCAAGACACTGGTAAAAGTACGTGCAAGCTATTCAAATATTATTTATAGATTATCTCAAATCATGAATAAGAATATAGATGACGATGCAGAAGAATTGAGTAAAGAATATGAATGAAAATAGCTTTATTCGTCAGTATTGGTCACTCATTTGCTCCGGAGCAATTGTGGTAGGAGAATATATCAAAATGCAAATGCTTATTTTGCTTGATATGTTAGAAGATGAAACGATCAAAAAAGATTTTACAGAAGTTAGTAAGAGGATCAAGTTTATTGAAACAGAATGTCGACACAGCGAAGCACCGTTCGCCGGAAAACCGTTCAAATTAATGTTATGGGAAAAAGTTGTCATTGAAGCCTTATTTGTTTTTTATCGTTACGATGAGAAAAATGCAACATGGACAAGATGGTTTCAAGAACTATTGCTTGTTATTGGCCGTAAAAATGGAAAAACGCCATTTGTTGCGGCCATTGCGTTATCCGAATTTGTTTGCGGTGAAATGGGAACGAAAATATTAATTGGCTCCAATGATTATAAGCAGGCAGATCTAACCTTTGAACAAATTGATGCCATGCGGGAACAATCTGAAAAAATTTCTCGATGCACACGAAAATCAATGGGCATTATCCGTTGGGGAGGTCGTAAACAAAAAAAGAAGAAAGGAAAATTCAGCATCCAAAATAAAGGGACGATTAATAAGATATCTAAGAAAGTTGGCGGCAAAGAAGGACGTAATATCCGAGTTGGAATTACCGATGAAATACATGAAATGATAGATAATTCCCTGATAATGCCTATTCGACAGGCATTATCTACACAAGACAATCCGTTATATATCGAAACAACAACGGAAGGATTTGTAGATGACGGTTATTTAGATCAACGATTAGAACTGGCAACCGCCGTTTTAAAAAAAGAATCCAGCGAACGAAGATTTTTAATATTTTGGTACGCACAGGACAGCGAAAAAGAAGTATGGCAGAATAGACAATCTTGGTATAAATCGAACCCAAGTCTAGGTGTTGTTAAAAAAACATCTTTTTTAGAGCAAATGGTAGAAGAATCAAAATTTTCTTCCGCAACTAAATCATTTGTATTGGCCAAAGATTTTAATATTAAACAATCCAGTTCTGAACAATGGCTGGATGAATCGCTTATTAATTCAGATACATTCGATATAACAATGCTGCAGAATTGGGTATATATCGGAGCATTGGATTATGCTGAAACAACAGATTTATGTAACGCAAAAGCACTTTTCATCAATCCATATACAAATAAAAAATACACATTGACACACTATTTTATTCCGGAAACAAAAGCAGATGCGATGGCAGACACGGAAACAGCCAATACACTGAATCCTGAAAAAATTAATTACAAAGAATTGGCTAAAAAAGGATTGGTTACTATTTGTCCAGGCACAGAAGTAGATGCAATGGCAGTCGCTAAATGGTTCTGGTCCTTATGGGAAAATATAAAAGCATTGCCATTTAAAATTGGATATGATAATTGGCACGCACAGGATTTCAAAAAAATTATTGATAAAATGTATGGAAAAAATGAAAAAAATCCGATATTAGAACGAATACAAATGGATTTTCTTAGTTTGTCTGGACCGATGAATAGCATTGAAAATGATTTACGAATGCATCGATTAAATTATAATAATAATCCGTTGGATAAATGGTGTCTGCGGAATACGTCTATCAAAACGAATAATCTGGGGCTGATTATGCCGATTAAAAAATACAATCAGCATAAAAATCGCATTGACGGCGCGTTGGGGACTATGATTGCGTATGCTGCTTTCAGCAGATTTAAATCCGAATATATTTTAATCCAAAAGCAACGAGTGAAAGAAGATGATAATAGTGGTTTATGATTTCTTGTCGTATATTGCCCGATTGTTTAAGCCGAATAATGACACAATTGAAAATAATCCAACCAATCCGATGCGAACGATGCTGGTAGATGTCATGAATGGCGGACAGGCAATGTTTCAATCGTTCGGAACGGATATCTATATGTCGGATTATATCAATAACTGCATCGATCGCATCGCAAGTGAGATAAGTAAGATTCAGGTATGTTCTATTGTTAATAATGGGCTGACAGAAAATGTACAAAACGATGAAATTACAGCATTATTCCGAAATAAACCCAATCCTCTGCAGACAACAAAAGATTTTTTGTCCAGCATCGAATGGTTACGCCGCAAAGATATGAACGCATTTATCTATCCGGTATACGATTGGATACCCAATGGAAAAGGAGGCACACAGAAATATTTCACGGCATTTTATCCATTAGCTCCAACGCGTGTTGAAATTGGCCCCTGTGCAGACGGAACAGTGGCGATTCGTTTCTATTTTGTAGACGGTACGATTACGACATTACCCTATGAAGAAATCATTCATTTACGATGGCGCAGAGGCAAGAATCTATTGATCGGTGGCGGCAATGATTTAGCTATGAAAGATGATGGAAATGTAGTACGGACATTGAATATTTTAAATGATGTATTAGAGGCATACCCAAAGGCATTTAACGCGGCCTTAAAAATTAGAGCAGTACAAACCATTGATTCGATGCTAGATACCGAGGGATTAAAAAACGAATCAACTAAATTAGAAGAAAAAATAGAAGCCGATCCAAACGGGATTGTTTCTATTAATCGGACAGGGACTATTACACCACTGGATTTATCTGTTCCGGTTATTCCAAACGAAATATTGAGATTCCTGAAAGATATTATTCATCAACGATATGGTATTTCAGAAGCAATTCTAAATGGTGATTATACCGCAGAACAACATGAAGCATTTTATCAAAACTGCGTACAGGATTTTATTGTTGAATTTGAACAGGCGTTTAGCTATCCGCTATTTACAAGCAGAGAAACGGCATTAGGTCATACGATTAAATGTTATTATGATCAGACCCAGTATATGAGCACAGCAGATAAATTATTAATGGCGCAACTTGCTCGCGATACAGGGTTTATGACACTCAATCAAGTAGCGGGAATGCTAGGCATACCACCCTATGAAGGCGGCGATATACGGTTGCAATCATTAAATTATGTCAATCAGAAAATCATTGATACCGTGCAATTAAAAAATGCATCGGAGAAAGGAACGGGAAAATGAATACAAAAATAAAAGAATTAATGCAGCATAAAGAAAAACTTGCTAGAAGATTATTCATGAATCCGGAACTTCGGGCAACTAAAACAGAGGATGGTGGAATGATAATCGAAGGCCATCCGGCCGTATTTAATCAAATGACAAATGTAGGGGGATGGTTCCAGGAAATTATTAAACCAGGAGCATTTGACGGATGCGATATGACAGATGTGGCATTTTTTGTAAATCATGATGACGGTCAAATACCGCTGGCACGAAGCCGCAATAATACACCGAATTCTACAATGCAATTAGGTATTGATACATTGGGACTTAATATGCGGGCAATGTTGGGCGAAGATAATCCGCAAGCTTTACAGTTATTTTCGGCTGTAAAACGAGAAGATATGAACGGGATGTCTTTTTCATTTTGGGTAGCCGATGAAGAATGGACAGGACTAGATACTGATTTACCAACTCGTTCTATTTTATCTATTGCAAAAATCCAAGAAGTTTCTGCGGTAAACTATCCACAATATGAAGGAACAGATATAAACGCCAGAGATAAATTAGCGTTGGATAACGCTAAGGCGGTATTGGAAAATGCCAAAAAATCTACCTTGCCGGATGGCAAGAGAGCGCTGGACAGCGGCTTAGGCGATATATATAAATTAAGATTAGCTATTTTAAATTTGAGATAAGAAAAGGAGTTAATTATTATGACAATTAAAGAAATGCTGGATGCCAAAATAAAACAGAAAAATGAGTTAATTGAACGCTCGAAACAAATAACAGAAACGGTTGAACTTCGCTCGCTTTATGATACGGTCAATAGATTGGATACAGATATTACTGCATTGCAAAATTTATATAAGGACGAAGAAGCACGGATGAAAGCACAAGCAGATGCGGATGCACAGCAACAAGCAGAATTAGAAAAAAAGGCCAAGGAAGACGAAGAGGCAAGGACCAAAGCAGCAAAAGCGCAAACGGATGCGGAAAAAAGAAAAGCATTTGATCCGGAAGGATTTAATCCGTTTTTCGGTGTGAATATCGATAAAGATGAAAAACAAAAACGGATGACGGATTGGGAAAATCATGGTAAAGATTTAAAAGAAAAACGAGCGATTACGCTGGGAAGCGCGAATATTGTAGTTCCAACGACATTCAGCCCGAATATTAATCCTACATTCAACCAGGTATCTAGTTTGATTGATTCCGTGAATTTTATTGCATTGAGTGGCGGAGAAGGATATTCGCAGCCATATGAAAAAGGATTTCCCGAAGGTGCTTATGGTTCGGAAAATACAGATTATACAGATACGGATCCGGAATTTGATTTTGCCAGTATTGCGAAAAGTAAAGTTACGGCATATACAGAATATTCAGAAGAATTACTGAAATTGCCAAATGCTCCTTATGCACAGAATATTGAAGCTGCCATCACGAAGATGCTTCGCAAAAAGATTACACGTGAAATCTTAGTCGGCGATGGCTCGACCGGACATTTAGTCGGTATTTTTTCCAGCAAAGCCACAGCGATTGATGCTGAAACGGATCTTCCAATTACCGAAATCGGCAGGACGACATTAGATGAAATTATCTTTTCCTATGGCGGAGATGAAAATGTAGAAGGGCCGGCCGCTATATTAATTATGAATAAATCTGATTTAAAAGCATTTTCGGAAGTTCGGTCGTTGCAGGGCGATCGCTTCTATCATATTGTAACAAATGGAAATACGGGAACAATCGATGGTATTCCATTTGTTATCAATGGCATTTGTCCGGCATTTACGAATAGTTCTGTTAGGGAGGGATCTTATTGTATGGCATACGGCAATCCGAAAAACTATTCATTAACGCAGTTTTCGCCGATTGAAGTAGTGCGATCTACGGATTTTAAATTCAAGGATGGGATGATTGCAGACAGAGGGTCTATGTTTGCAGGTGGCAACGTGACGGCTTATAATGGTTTCCTGCGCGTTAAAAAAGCTGCTAGCGCAACGTAATAATTAAAAAGGAAGGGATATCATGGCTACAGATACGACAGATATGACGCAAGAAGAATTGATTCGTTTTGTTCATGTAGACAATGGGGACGAAGCGACGAACGCAATGGCATATAAAGAATCGGCAGAAGAAGCCCTCTTAATTGCCGGAGTGTATAAGAATTATAGTAATCCGTTGTACAAACGATTAATTGTGGCATTTGTTGCCCGATCTATTACAAGCCCGGATATCCCTTTTTCTTTTGCACAATCTGAAATACTATCCAGCTATATCATCCAATTGCGCAACTTACAGGAGATGAGTAGCAAATGAAAATCAACTATAATGAATTTTCGAATTTAAACATTGGCCAATTGACCAATCAATTAACTATCTTGCATTTTACACCAACAAAAACAAAATCTGGTGGGATTACAGGGCCATATACACCGACTAAAACATTCTGGTGTTTAATTGTTCCATATATCAGTAATTTGACGAATGAAAAAATGCAGCGGGTAGCAGAAATACAATATAACATATATTGTCGATATCGTGATGATATTTCAATTAAAGATCGTTTTTTGTTTGAAGAAAAAACATTGTATCTCATGATACCTCCCGTAGATCCAGATGGCCGTAAATATTGGATGTTTTTGCAGGCGAAGGAATACTTAGGGGTTGATGCCGGTGGCTAGGCATAGAGAGTTTAAAACAGTTAGTTCTAAGGAAATGTATCAACGGTTCGGTAATCATGCCATGGAAGCTGCAAAAAAAGCAGTAGCGCAGGTAGCTGTGAATATTATACAAGATGCCAAATCCAGGGCCTTTGTCCGAACGGGGAGACTGCGGAATTCTTTAAAAATGTACCCAAACAGAGATGGCACAAAAATAAAGATTGTGGATGAAGCAAAAGCATATAATAAAAAGAAACCAAACGGGATATATTATGCTAGTATTATTGAATTTGCTAAAAAAAGAAAGTCACATCCATTTTTATATCCAGCTAGAAAAGCCCACAGCCAAGAAATACGGGATGCATTGATAGATGCGTTGCGGAGTGCTATTGCGGAAAGTAAGTAGGGAGATGAGAATATGACAGTCGAAGAATCTGTATATAATATTCTGCAACAGGATACAGAGCTCTTAGTGCTTTTAGCACATGCAACAGACAGCATTGGAGATACCATATTATTATTTAAAGGTCCCTATCCCGCACTCGTTATTCAAAATGCAAGATGTGTTCCGTGCGAGTGGGCTGATGATAAGCCAATCGCGCAATATACAACAATAGCTATTACTATTATTACGCAAGATGGGGTATATCAGGACATCGCATCTAAGATATATACAGATTTAGAAAATAATGATTTTATTTTTGAAGATGAAAGTAGTTTTTTCGATGAAGATGCCTATTATAAAGAAATTAGTTTTTCTAAATATGAGATTTTAAATTAAAAGGAGTGGTAATCATGCCAAAGATTGGATTACGAAATTTTCATTATGCTGAATTAACGTCTGATACAGAAAGCGGCGTGATCTATGATGAACCGGTATCTGTACCGGGTATTCAAAAAGCAGATTTAAATCCGAACATGAGCGTAGATACTTGTTTTGCCGATGATGCACCGTCAGACGTAGCAACGACATTGGGAAAAATAACATTAGGATTGACGATGGCAGACTTTCCGACTAAAGATAAAGCGTTTTTGTTGGGTCATACCGTTAATACTAATGGGGAAATGGTATCTAAAAGTACCGATACCCCGCCGTATGTTGCGATTATGTTTGAATGCGCGAGGTCGGATGGAGGAATTGAATATATCAAATTATTGAAAGGTAAATTTTCAGAAGGACAGCTGCAGGCGCAGACAAAAGAAGATAAAATTAATTTTGTGTCGGATACAATGACAGGAAATTTCATGAAACGGTTACATGATGATCAGTGGAAGCGGACGATAATTTCGACGGACAGCGGAGTGAATGCAATCGTTATTCAAGATTGGTACACAAGCGTTGAAGTAGAAAGTGCCACATAAGAAGTAAAGACGTAGGAATGGGAATATCCCGTTCCTACATTTTTTTATAAGGAGAAGATATGGATAATACGGATGAAAAAGTGATAAATGAAGTTATGCTGGTCAACCCTCCATATATTAGGATACATAATACACTTCAATACCCGGCAGGTGAACCTACACTGGGGATGTATCGAAAATATCTGCAGTTTGATCGCGATTTAGTTGAAAAAAATAAAATTACGGAAGAAAATTTCAACGAAATCAATTTTAGCCAGCGTTGGCTGGAATTGATTGATTCTAAAATTGATATGATTCTATATTGTTTTCAAAACAAAGCGGTTACGAGGGAAGCCTTACTCGAAATTAAGCTAGAAGACCTCAACAAACAGTATGCACAATTAGGGATCTGGCTCAACGCGCATATGAATCACAATGCTAAAAAACTGCCAAAAAACCAGGAAGCGCCAACGGAATAAAATATAAATATGATTCGTTGGCGCATGAACAGTTTCATACCATTATTATGTGGTATCAATATTGTTTCTATAAATTTAAATGGACATTAAAGGAAGCAGACACATGCCCCATTTCTTTATTGTTTGAATTGTATGCGGAACAATACTATGCTGAAAATCCCGACGAACGAGAAGTATATGTGGATAACCTGTTGTAGAGGAAGTGAAGATAAATGCCGAAAAGTTCAGTAAATAGTGCAAAAGTTGGCGAATTATATACCTCTATTGGTGTTGATTTAAGTACCCTGGATGCGGATCTGGTCTATGCAGATAAAACGGTGGCAGATGCCATTAAAGACATGAATGCCAAAAAGCGGCAGATCAAAATACAAGCAGAAATAGATCAAAATAAATTAGCCGGGGCAGCTACAGAAATTGAAAAATTATCAGCGAAGGAAAAAAGTTTAAACGACCAGCTCGGACTCCAGGAAAAAAAGCTTAAACTGACACAGGCAGCATATCAAGGAGTTCTAAAAGATGGAAATGCGACAGCGCAAGCACAGAGTTCATGGAAAACGCGAGTATTGGAAGAAGAACGAGCGTATTCGTCCTTGGAAGCTGAAATACGAAAAGTACAGCAAGCTAAGGAACAAGAATCTCATGCCGTAGAAAAAAGTAAATCTTTGGCAGTCATTACACCAATATCACAGCAAGAAAAAGTGTTAAATGAATCTGTTATGAAAGAAAAACCGGCGCAAGAACGAACGATTAAAGATCGGTTGGCCGATATTGGTACCGGGAAAACTACGTTTAAGCAGGAAGCTATTGATATGGCGGTATCCAGTACATTTTTAAATGAAGCACTGGGCTTACCGCTGAAAACCATAGCAAAGTTTGGAGTTGCGGGCATTGCCTTGGAGCAAGTCACAAAACGGATATCCGAGATGACATTAGCTGCCATTGAATCTGGAGCAAGATTGGAAGACCTTGCACAACGGATGAACATAACAACAGATGAAGCCAAAGATTTTATGCTTACAATGGAAATGGGCGGCGTTGATGTTAATGATGCTTCAAAATTTTTAGCGAAATTAGACAAGCAATTATTAACCGTAGGTTCAAGCGGCAATTCTACAACAGAAGCAATGCGTACGTGGGGATTTTCTTTAACGGATTCGGCGGGTAAATTATTACCATTGAATGAACAAATAGAACAATTAGCACAAGGATATACAAATGCTACAAAAGCGGGAGAACAAGAAGAGTTTATTGATACCGTGCTTGGATCTAAAGGACAAGCGTTAATTCCGGTATTGCGAGACATGAATGATTTAAAAAGTCATGCTAAAGAAATTGAAAAAGATAAGATAACGGATCCCATGCAGGCGAAGGAAACGGAAGAAAATTTACGACAAATGAATTCCCAATGGGGGGAATTAAAAAAGGCCGCAGGTGGAGCGCTTATTCCACTAGCAAATGAAATTATCCCGACGGTTACGAGAGGATTAAAAGAAGCACAAGAAATATTAAAAGGTATTTATGATATTATGGCATCTATTGGATCAATCGCTCAATTTAAAGCAATTGATTCAATGGTAGAAGGAATGAAAAGAATAGGTGCAGCAGAAGCAGAAGGAATAAAAAGATTAGTTGATAAAACTGGAATACCTGCCGCTATGGATAATATGAAGAACGCCGGAAAACAAAGTTTAATATCAGAAGGAATAAAAGAAACAGATGTAGATTGGTTATCGGAAAATCATGGCATTGCGACAACGGCATATAATTATGGAAAATGGGCAGAAAATTTAGTGGGTATTACGGGGGCTCAAGGAGGAAGTTCATTTGTAAAAAACAATTTTTTACAACCTGCCTTAGAGGAACATCAGCAAGAGTCAGATAAAGCAGCGGAGGCGCAAGCCAACGAAAAAGCAGCTATTCTAAAAAAGCAGCATGAAGAAACAATGGTACAAATCGAGGAAGAACAGTATCATCGGGAACACAATGCACTTGAAAATGAGATTCATGATATTGAAACTAAAACAAACGCTTCGATTAAAGCCGGTATGAATGAAGCGGATGCATGGCAACTAGCCAGTGAAAAAATTGCAACGGCTATCAAGAAAGTAGATGACACGGTAAATCAAGGAATTCGAGATAGCATTTATAATTTGACGCACAATCAATTAGAAAACGCGGTATATGCAATTGAGCAAAAAGCTAAAAATGAAGAAAAGGAAGGAGCGGACCCGTGGCTCATATCGGATGAAGAGGTAGCAAAAAAAGCGAAAGTTTTGAAAGATTTTAATAATAATGTTGTTTTTTCGATGAATGAAGTATATAAGTCAACGCTGCAAAATCAGTTAGACAGCATAGAAAAACAAAAGCAAGCATATATGGATCAGGGAGCCAGCGAAGCAAATGCTACGGAATGGGCTGAAGAGAAAAAATCAAAAACGATTCAACAGTTTGAGGATTCGACGGTTGCACAAATCAATAATGCTTGGAAAAATAGTTTTGAACAGCGATTAGATGCGATAGACCGAGAAAAGAAAGCATTTATTCAGGCAGGTGTGGACGAAGTAAAAGCAGCCGAATGGGCAGAACGGCAAAAAACACAAACAATGCAGCAAGGGGCTTTGCAGATGATCCAGTCCCAAAAAGATTTCCTGCAAGTCATGAAAGCTGCATATGCGGGGCAGACTTCCGGATTCTTCGGGGAAGGCATGAAGGTTTATGATTTTAAAATACCCGTGCAACAACGGTTAAATATGGCAGCCTTGGAATTTTATAGACATAAATATGGAATCACAGAAGAAGACCGTATGACGCCGGATATGTATCGGGCTTTTATGGCTGCGCAATATTATGGGCAGAATAATGCTGTATATGGAATGGAAACGGATCAGTCTGCTGTACAGGGAACGGAAGTGCCTAGATATAGTGGCTCTATGGATGGATCTACGATAACTATGCCGGAATCTGTACGAAATATAGGAACAAACCGGAGTGCTGTAAGCGCACCCATCTCAATTGCCCCACAAATTACGGTTAAGATAGATCAACCGTTTGTAGAAAATGAAGAAAACATGAGCAAATTAGCGGATCGGACGGCGGGGAAAATAAGCGAAACATTGGTACCTGACCTGCAGCGTCTGTTAGGAGGTGCTGGATATGGCTAATGTGCATATGAAGATCGGAGATGTTACAGTTGTAAAACGTATGACAGATTTTAAGCTTACCCCAGATGACCGGCAGACTATGATTCAGACGATGAATAGTAATATCGTCGAAGATTATGGCCATGTGGATTCTGGCGATCGTGTGAGTGCGGAATTCACATTGACCGATGCGGGATGGGCGACAATAAAAAATTATTGGATCAATCGTACAAAAATAGATATTGTAGATGAAGGCGGCAGGATATATACATCCCGCCGTATTTTAGTAAAAGGATATCAGCCGATTATCCATTTTGCTGGATATTGGCGCGTCGAACTCGAATTTTGGAATATTTAAAAAGGGAGGAATATATTATGAGCAGTTATCTGAAATTATACAAAGGAAGTCCGACAGCGGGGGGAACGGATGGAACAGAAGTTTCACAGGATAGGACATTGACAAGTCCTGTTAGTGCAACACTAGATAAAACCATTGCAGAAACTAAAACGGTAAAGCTTGCTTTACGTTGTGATAGCGGGTATCAAACAACTGGAGACAGTGTTGTTATTGCACGATATTGGGATGGTACGGCATGGCAGACAACAGGCGGTAATATTGATAAATGGAAATTCGCTGTTGATAATAGTTATGGTGAAACCGCAGTTGCGGGATCGATTACGTATACGCCCGTGGGTGTTGTTAGCGGCGATGTGGTTGCCGCGGATAGTGTAAGTCTTACTGCGGGAACCGGTTTTATTGTAGGCGCAGACAACGCGGCTACAGCAGCCAATATCGCGGCTGCGCTGAATGCTAATTCGACCTTTAGCACGCTGTATACCGCGGTTGCAGCAAGTGGGGTAATCACAGTAACTGAAAGTACAGCCGGAGGCGGAAATACACCGGGCAATATGACTATTACAGGAACTGGAACCGTTACGAATGGTACAGCTGTGACCAGTGTTTTAGATGCTTTAAGTCATGCAACATGGGTTAGCGGTTTAACTATTTCAGATGTTATTGGTACTGCTAATCATATTATTTGGGCAAAAATCAGCAGTACAACAGATGAAAATCCACAACGTGATGATACAACGGGAATTTATGTTACATCAGCAGTTGAAGCGGCGGTATAATAGTCACCGCTTCACCTTTTGGTGAAGAAGAAAGGGTGATTATTAATGTCAGGTATTGACCAATACACAAAGTCACTTTTGCATTTTAATGGTAATTTAAAAGATGAGGCTGATCAGCATTATTGGTCTGAGAATGGTGTTGGTTTTGATTCCTCCATTAAAAAATTTGGGGACTATTCTTTATGTTTTGATGGTTCATCACATGCTTATATACAGGCTTTAATTAACAGTAATTTTAATTTTGGTACCTCCGACTTTACTATTGAATGGTGGGAATATAGACTTGATACCAATGATGGCAGACCAATAATATGTATGGAGTCATCTCCCACCGATGGATCTTCCTATGACGCTACATTTGCTACATGGCATGATGGATCTGCCCCAAGGTTATATATGTCTAGTAATAGTAGTAGTTGGGATATTGCTAATGATGCTAATTTAGGTAATAATTTAAGTGGTCAATGGGTACATAGAGCTATTGTTCGTTCCGGTAATACTTTTTATTTATTTGAAAATGGGATAATTATTACTACTTTTACAAGTTCTTCTAGCTTATATTATAATTCTGCTTATTATCTTGTTTTAGGGGGTAGAAATAGCACCTACTTTAAAGGGTTTATTGATGAAGTCCGTATTTCAAATATTGCTAGATGGACAGCAACATTTACCCCATCTACAGAGGCTTATAGTTTAGATTCTAATACGTTAGCTTTATTGCATTTTAATAATGATTTAACGGATGAAGCAGGATTATTAACATGGGAAAAACCAACATCCATTATTCAGTATAGTGATACAATTACTAAATTTGGTAACAAAAGTTTATATTTGGCAAATAATGGAAGCTATATTTATAAATTTGTTAATAGTAATTTTAATTTTGGAACACAGGATATAACGATTGACTGGTGGGAATATTTACTTGATACCAATCATAATCCAATATTATGTATTCAATCAGATAATATTAGTGCAGGAAATAGAAATGCATCTATTTTAGCAGGGTGGAACCAAAACAGTAATAGATGGGATCTAATGGCATCGGGTACATCAGAATGGGATATATCTGGTGAAGGTGATAATGCCCATATGGGTGATATCTTAAGCGGACAATGGGTACATAGAGCTATAACTAGAAAAAATGGTACATTTTACTATTTTCAAAATGGTCAATTATATAGATCATTTAGTTCAAGTAGTTCTTTCTATTGGAACTCTAATTATTTTATTACCTTAGGGTGCAGGTCTGGTAATTACTTAAATGGCTATGTTGCTGAATTTCGTATATCTGTAGGTACTGCACGATGGACTGAAGCTTTTACGCCGCCTACAGAGGCTTATAGCCCGGACAATATTACGCAAGAACTAAGTTTTGATACGCATCAAGAGATTAAAGCAAGTGAAGATTTGAATTTTGATACCATAAGGATCAATTGTAAACAATCTATTAATTTTGATGCCCATAGATCTATAATTGCAACAGAAACACATAATTATGACACCAGCCGTAAATTGATTGCATTGGTGTTCCGGACACTTGACACCGAACGAAAAATAGAAGCCAGTGACCATCTTAATTGTGATAGTTTAATCTCTATTATAGCTAGTCAACATCAATCTTTTGACACTAACATTAATAGTATCGTTGATCAGTCTTTGAATTTTGATACTTCAAGAACTTTAACCAAAGAACACATTTCTATTGCTTTTAATTGTGATACAGAACGGAATATAAAAGCTAGTTTAAATATAAAAAATGATACAGAACGAAATATAAAAGCAAGTTTAAAACAGGATTATGATACTAAACGTCTTATCAATGCATCAGGATTACAAAATTTTGATGCTCAAATTAACGTAAAAGCGTCTCAATTACTAACCTTTGATACTTCTAGGTCTGTTACATCAACCGTTGCCACCTCCTATGAATTTGACACGGTTAGAAATATAATTGCATCAGAACAAGGTAATTTTGATACTGATAGATCCGTGGCCATAAAAGAATACAGCAGTTTTACTACAGAAAGAAATATAAAAGAAAGTTTAAATTTGAATTTTGACACTTTACGGAGATTATCAATTGATATTAAGGAAAGTTTTGATACATCACGTAAAATAATTGCTAGTCAAGGCCTTAACTTTGATACTTTAAGATCCATGATAATTGTTGATATTGCATATTTTGATACGTTTAGAACGATTCCCACTATTGTGGATGATATATATGCAAAGATTATATCATTATCTTTGTTTTTAAATGAAAAAATTCTTGCAGACAGTTTTCAAATGGTGATTGAAGATACCGATATTAAACCAAATGATATTTTAAAAGGCTCACTATTGGACTTTAATTTTAATCTATATAAAGTGGGATCAACAAAAAAAAGAACGTCACAGGTTCAAGTAACTGGGACATATGATAAAGATAATATTCAATATCTACAGGTCTATGCTAATAGTATTGAGAATATGAAAGTAACAGGTTTATTTAGTATTGAACGATTATTTGATTTACCCGTGAAATGCTATTTTGATTCATTTACTTATGCCCCAAGTATTACAGGGATGGTGACATTTTCTGATATGATAAATCAGTTGTTTGGATGGTCAACCCGTGTACCCACTTTGCAGATCAATGCATTTATCCGGTCTGATGGAATTTATATTTTACAACGGGGATATGAATTACAGACAATTGACATTACAAATGTTGCCCATGACAGGCCAGAAATTGAACAGGATCTAGTAAAAACAATCTGGAGTTATGACAGCAATAACAAAAATGCAGGTGCTCAGAGTACTGATACTTCTGTGGACGGTTTCACCGGTACAATTTCTTTTGATGATTGCAGCAGATCTTATATTGATGGTTTACTTCAATCAGAGGTTAAAGGAACAGAAACAACGGAGTACCAATATACCTCTTATGATGGTGTAAATATGTATATTGATACTAAGGTCATGACAGATACTAAAACCAAAAAGACCGTAACCACAGAATATTCATATCTCCCAACTCTTGATGGAAGTGATGTTTATCTATATAAGGAAGAAGAAACAACAGTTGATAAAAGCGGAAGTTCATCAACAACTAGTGTAAAAGATACCCTACACTACCCTTTGGGAAATGGTAAATATGGGCAGCGTGTGTATGTTGATGATGTTTATCAAGGATCTGAACAGACAGATGGAAGGCCGGGAAATAAAGTTTCTAAGTTTGTGGCAGACCAGATGAACTCGTCACTTGGACGAACAGAAAGTGTGAGTAAAAAAGATACAAATAGGCCAAATTACTATTTTATTGGTACAAATGGATTCCCATTCCCAAAATGGGATTATTCAGATTTAAACAGAATAAATCAAGCGTATGCATGGTTAAATAATTCGATCAAAGAAACAGTTACTATGTCAATTTGGCAGTATAGCCATGTAATTGATTTTGCCGATAAGATTATTTATGATGGTAATTCATATTATTTATCATCTAATAGGATAACTAGAACACCAAAAGAGATTAGACAAGACCTAGTACTTATTCGTTGGTTTAAATAGATTAGGGGAAGCAGATCATGAATAATATTGACGAATTAGCCCAAAATATCTCCTCAATTATTATAGGACAAAGAAAAAAATTATTATATGATGGATCGATTCATGTTGGGATAGTTTCTGGTACTATGATTACAATTGATTCTGTCTCCTATAATTATAAAATTGGCTTAGATTTGATTGTTAATGATGGTGATCAAGTCTGCTGTCAATTAATGGATGACGGATACAGTGCCTTAATAGTAGGGAAGTGTTAGTATGCATATGACTTCAATAAGTCAAGATCTTGGAGACGGTAAGTATCTTGATTCAGAAGGAAGAATTGTATATACAATAGGTGATTTTACCCCAAAGATGGGACAAATGGTATATAGAAATGGTCGGTATATTTATGGCCATATCACACAAACTCAAGAACCAATGATCCAAACTGGTACTCCCGGTATACCATATGTTCAGGCTACGGGTTGTAAATACGGATATATTGACAGTGACCTAGAATATAAAGAGCTGGGTAAATATTCATCAGTTGGCCTAAGTGTGGTACAATTTGTAAATGATTACCGTCATGCCTATATATATACAAATGGTAAATACTACAATGTGAATAATGGTGATTCTTTTGTGTTACCTAGTGGTGAGTATGCCGTTGATATGGATATAGATGATGACGGTAATTGCCTGATTATAAGTGGTAATGCATCATATCATAAGACAGTAACAAAAGCTTACACAGATCCAAAGGGTAGGTTTGTTGGTGGGTATATTGCTTCAGCAGGTGCCATGCCTAATACAATAAGCTATGCAGATGCTCAAAGACAGTGGGGTAATTTAGTTAAGCAAGGTGTTATTGATGGAACAAGACACAATAAAATTTATGTAAGTTATTATAATTGGTATACCGGACAAACTACTATCTATTGGAATACCTCAGAAGATGGTGAGGATCATTGTTCTTATAATCCATATGTGGTAGAAACAGAAAACTCCAATAGTGAAACAAATAATAAAGTAAAGGTATTCAAAAATGGGAAATTAATTAATACTATAGACTTAAAAACTCTTATTGGTGATCAATCAGAACAACAGGCATTGGATTTATCCGCAGAGTATGATTATAGTTGTGAAGGTATTGCAATTGGAACTAAGCCCAGTAATTATGTAAAAAGTATGGATATTGATATTAATAATATGCAAATTGATTCATCTGGTGATATTTATTTTTGGGGTTCAGTGAATATTGTTATACAAATGTTTTCATGGATTCCAGAATGGGTTTTTAAGAAAGCTGATCTTAGTTTTGATTATGTAACCTATTCCAAGGCACAAGGATTGGGGACTTATTTTGACTCATTAGTTCAAAAGCAAAATTCTACAAGAGAATTTGCAATAATTAAACAATATTTTAAAAGCCAATTAACCGTAAGTGAGATGTTTTATTATAAAAATGGCAATATACAAATAGTTCAAAAATCACAATCATTTAATTTTATGGATTTACCATCTCTTTATTATGATGAGGATCTAAAGGAGAATACACTTGCTATTGCTTGTACCTTAGATCTAAGTGATATTATACCTAAGAAAGTTGTTGAATTTGATAAGATACTACTACATAATGATCAAGATTTTATAGTTTCAGCTCAACAGGACTATGAAAAATTTGGTTTTTACGATGATAGTCTATACCCAAAAACACCAGATGCCGAAACAAAGACAGAAAATAAAATTATTAACCGTGTTCAAGATTTTCATTATAATCCAACTAATGAATTTTCTGGGCCAGTTATTATACCCGTTCATGGTGATGGTAATGATGCAGAGATTCAGGATAGTTTATCAGGGGGTAATCCATCATTTATATCGGATACTAGTGATTTTTCACATAACAATTTATTTAGATATATGGGAAGTAATAACTGCTATTACTTAGAAAATAGTAATGGCGGTTTTATCCATGGTATATATGATGGGGATACTAATATTATAATTTCATCAGGAGAACAGGAAAAAGATGATAAATATGATATTGTAAATTATCGTTTAAGACCGTATTGGGACTTAGATGATCTTTGGACAAAAATTCATAATTTAATTAGTTCCATTACGGGTGAATAGAATGGGAGGTATGTATAATGCCTGACAAAGATTTTCAAAATGAAGTATTGCAACAACTGGGAATTATATCCGGAAAACAAGACATGATGCATGAAGAATTACGATCGCAGCAAGGAGACATTAAAGAATTAAAAACAGAGGCGACAAAAGCATTGGAATCAGCAAAGTCAGCACATCATAGAATAGATGATTTTAAGTCAGATATAAAAAAAGACGCAGTAATAATCGGGGGAATAGTGGCATTTTTCGTGTCTTTAATGATGAAGTACTTTATAAGATGAAAGGCGGTGATTCATAAAAATATGTATCTAAACTGGAGGCGATGAATTGCTGCAAAGAATACAAAAAGAATTATTAATAGCATTGTCAAAAACGGGCAAGCTAAAAATAAGAGGTATGCCAAGGATTATGGTATATCTCTTTTTGATTACTTTAGTTTTTAGCATGTGGCTTTTTTTATACGCCTGGTGCGAAAACTGGAAATCAACAGGAAAACCGGATTTAGTTACATTGATTTCGTTCATTGCATGTATTACGTCACTGTCGTTCATGGGGGCTGTGGGGTTCTTCGGAAAAGCGCTCATAGACAAAGATAATGATGGGATACCGGATGAATGGGAAGACAAAATGGGAGGAAATAATAATGAAACAAGGAATTGACATAAGTTTCTGCCAGCCAAATTTTGATTTTCAGCAAGCCATACAAGAAGGTAAAGAGTTTTGCGTAGTAAAACTCGGGGAACATGATTATTTAGATGATTATTTTGCGCAACACCTGAATGGAGCTATTAATGCAGGAATGGATGTTGGCGTGTATTTTGTTTCCAGGGGGCTTACTCCGAACGATGTAGAAATAGAAGCTCAATTCTTCGCGGATTCTATCAAGCAAAATATTTCTGCAGAAATGAAATGTGGGATATGGCTAGACATTGAAGAAGAATACTACGAAAAAAAAGTATCTGTTCAAGAGCTAACGGATATCGTATCTAAATTTATCACCGTAATGAATCAGAACGGCTATGATTGCGGAATTTACGCATCTTATAACATGTTGAATCAGATGGACGTTTCTCAGTTCGCTGATTATGTAAAATTTTATGAAGCAAATTATGGTTCATATTGTGCATTTAAATCTGAACATCCGGAAAAAACAGTAAAATTATGGCAATATGATACAACTAACGGAACTTTAGATGTTGACGTTATGTACGAGGAAGGAGAGTAATTATCATGACAGAAGAAGTAAAAGACATGACAGCACAGGAAGTAGACACAACACAACAAGCAACACAAGAAACGACTGCGGAAAAACCGGTAGTAGCAAGCATCCCAATGGTGGCAGAAACAATGGTGCAGGAAATTGCAAAAAATACAGTAAAACAAGACTTGGAAATTGTCCGGGCTAAAAAAGAAGAATTAATTGTAGCCGGAGAAACGCTGTTCAAAGATGAAATTGCATCTTTAGAGGAAAAAGAAAAAGCGTTGACCGTAAAAATCGAAGCCGCGGCAAAAGAAACGCAAACAGAAGCGAAGACAATGACGGCAGGAATTATGACCATAGAAAAGACTTTTTGGGAAAAATATGGGAATATTATCTTGCATACGATTGAATATGTCGGGATGGTAGTAATTATATGTGTTTTGAAAGGATGGCTGTGATATGTTTAAATATTTTTTAGAATGGATCGCACAACCGCTGATAATCGTTTTACTATGCGTTCCGATCGTAGCCACAGGCGTATTGCTATATGGAATACATATTGACTCTTTTGCACTAAAAGCCATCGGCGGGTTCTTTGATATTGTATTTGTAGGAATTGTGATATATATTATGAAAAATTCCTGTATCGGGTGAGGAGGAAAAAATGTATAAACCTGACATTAAATTGGGAGTAGCTGATGGACCTTTAAAAGATTATGATGAGATACAAGCTGAAGCCGCTAAACATATAGATAACAAGCTTCCTCTTACTATTGGAACAAGAGTTAAAGTTACGAATGATAAGGGCCTCAACAATGAAGTTGGCACGATTGTGGACAAAGATCATGTCTTCGGCGCAGGGTATGAGTATCTTGTAAAATTTGACAAAGACAATACGGGATGGAGCAAAAATTTATGGACCGATATAACATCGGATAAAAATAATCTGTTGTGGTGTAGCCCATATTGCATCAAAGAAATCATATAATATGGATGTCAGGTAGGGAGGGTACAATGATTGATACATTAAAAACGATATGGAACAACAAACGAACTATAGCAGAAATTCTAATAACCATCGTGCTGATTGTTTTATGCGCGTTTCTGTATTTTCGATATCAAGCCAGCAACTCAGAGGCCGTGCAGTTGCAATATGAACTGACGACAAAATCTGATGCGCTGGAAAAATTTCTTAATATCGACAAAAAGTCAGCAAATGAAGTAGCTGACAAAATCAAAGATGCGCAATCGGGAAAAACAGAGCCAACAGCGAAATATGAAGTCCCCGCACTCGACTTAAGCAGCGCGGCTAGTAAAACAACAAAAGACATTAATAATTATATGAGTGGCAACATTACGCCCGTAAATTCATATTTGCCGAAGCAGGCAGTTGAAAAAACGGATCGCACGGTGGTAACGGCTAATACAGATCAGCAGAAAGTTGATGTATACAAAATAAATCTCAGAAACAACCATAAACTCAAGGGCGGAGTTTTGTATCACGACAATGGTTTATCTGTGGGAGCTGGATATCAGGCAGGAAAATGGGAAGGCATGGTGTATGCGGGGCATGGAAAGCCGGATTATGCGATAAATTATACACTATGGGAAAAATAAAATATATTAACAAAAAATAAGCTCTTGCGCCGTGCAAGGGCTTATTTTTTTGCGTAAAAATAAATTAAAATGTCAATATTTTATACGTATAAAATATTGACATTTATACGTATAAGTAGTATTATATACTTAAGGAAGGGGAAATAAAGAACTTCCAAAAAAAACTTGAGATTGGTACCCGGAAGGGAAGCCGACAAAGGAGAGATTACAATGAAAAAAATGACAGGAATTAAAGAAGCAGCAGGGGATACGAAAATGTTAAACGGTTATAACGGACATGTTCAAGTAAATCTAGACACCAAAACCGGAAAAGTTTGGACTAGCTACGAAACAGATGATAGCTGGAGAACAGAGTATCACGAACGGACAATCGTTTCTATCTTCTACCGCAGACCTGCAACAATGGAAGAAATTAAAAAAGATCTGGAAGTCGAAATAGTTTCTCAGAATAAAAGATACGAAAATTTATTATAATATCAGGTATCCGGAGCGCGAAGACCTGGAGATTTATCAAAAGGAGTGATAAAAATGGAACGAACATTTAAAGGGATTGATTATTGGGACAATTCCGCGTATGAATTTACGATTAAAAACGTGGAATTTGAAAAAGATTATGAAGACACCGGAACAGATGCTATATTATGCGACATAGCAACCGCCAAGGGAGAAACAAATATTCTGGAATGGGTTAATAACGGAAAAGTAGAACGAACGGACAGACAGTAATATTTTGATTAACGATAAAGAAAAGATAGAAAATTTGTTTGACTGGCAGGATCGCCCCTATGGCCCAGAGGATACAAATATCCCAGTGCAGGCGATATTCGATGCATTAGATAGCATTCTTCTAGAAACTAGACAATGAAAAAATATGATATTCGTCCAGGAATGACATTTCATTCCTGGACGGCAATTGATATTCCAGATTATAATTTGAAATATCCTAAAATTCGTTGCCGATGTGTATGTGGAAAAGAGAAGATGATTGATGTCTATTCCTTGGTGAAAGGAACATCTAAGTCCTGCGGCTGTCAAATTACCCGCCGTCCCCCAAAAGATTACGGGATCCACCCGGGAGACAAAATGGGATACTGGACAATTTTAACACAGCGGAAAAGCTTTTTTCTATGTAGATGTGAATGCGGAACAGAGCGAATTGTAAGTGCTGCAATGTTATTGTCCGGGCGTTCTCGTTCTTGCGGATGCCATCGAGCAGATAATCAAACAAAAGAACAACGGCAGGGAAAACAAAAAGGGCAGAAAATAATGCGTAAAATTCATGCCGCGGGATTAGCGGCAGCATATGCAGAAAATAGAAAAACAAATAAGAATTCAAGCACCGGAGTTCCGGGGGGGGGTATCGTGGCTACCAAAAATAAAAAAATATCGGGCATATATCACGATAGTTCACAAACAAATACACCTAGGCTGTTACACAAACATGGAGGACGCAAAAACCACCCGCAAAGAAGCAGAAGAAAAATATTTTTGCGATCGTGAAAATAATTTAAAGGAGATAAAAAATGAAGAAAACAATTTATATGAATGAACCATTGGAACAACTATCTGAATCTATACCCGCCGGGACCGGACGCAATGGTGGATTTTCCCGACGCCTGGGAGAAGTCGTAGATAGATATGCTATTATCATGTCTATGACAAAGCTACCAACATTCACGGACGCAGAAACGGAAATATTGTCCGAGGTTATTTGCGGCAGCGTAATAGATGCCCGGAAGATACGGGGATTACATCTTGATATTATGGATGCGGAAACCGGGACGAAGGAGCAGCGGGCAAAGTTGTTGCGGAAAGTCGAAATATTGACAGCCGCGCAACGGATTAAATTAATTGAAAACATGGGACAGTAAAAAACGCCCGCGATGCATGCGGGCGTTTTTATTTATAAACAAAAGTATAAAATATTATTTAAAATAGAACGAATGTTTGCCTTACAATTGCCACAGTGGTACAATAATAGTAGACTAGTCAAAATCTATTATTACGAGGTGGTTATAAACGAACGAGCAATTTTTAAATCAAATTATATGCGGGGATTCCATTGAATTGTTGCAGCAACTTGCAGATAATTCCGTGGATGCAGTTATTACAGATCCGCCATATTGCAGCGGTGGCCAAACCGCAAATGCACGGGCGCAAACCCCGTCCAGTAAATATGAACAATCAGATAATAAAATTGTTCATCGACCGGATTTTGCTGGAGACACGATGGATCAACGATCATGGTTACATTGGTGTGCGATGTGGATCAATGATTGCCAACGCATTCTTAAGCCGGAAGGATATTTTCTTATGTTTACGGATTGGCGGCAAATGCCAACAGCTTCAGATGCTTTGCAAATGGGTGGCTTGATATGGCGCGGCATTATTTCATGGAATAAAGGACTGGGAGCAAGGGCACCCCATAAAGGCTATTTTCGACATCAATGTGAATACATTGTATGGGGCACGAATGGGAAGTGTCCGCATGCCAAGCATGCAGGGCCATATCCTGGCTGTTTTAATTTTCCGGTACGGCAGAAAGACAAATTCCATTTGACCGGAAAGCCAACACCACTCATGGAAGAACTAGTACAAATTATTCCGGAAGAAGCGGTTATATTAGATCCATTCGCAGGAAGCGGGACGACATGTGTAGCTGCCAAGAAGCATAATCGGCAGTATATTGGATTTGAGAAGACAAAAGTGTATTATAATATTGCTGAAAAAAGAATGAAAAATATTGGATGATAATAGCCCTCACGTTTGTGGGGGGCTATTATATATTATGCTAACTTATTATTTCCATCCGGTGATCCAGAGCCAAGCCGCGAGGATATTACTGTGACACAGCGCATATCAGAAGCTGGAAGGGTCATGGAAATTCCCGTTCTTGATCATATCATTATTGGTGATGGCACATT